AGTGTCTTTAGATAATCTAAAACATGTTGTCTAATTTCCATCAACTCATCAAAGCATCCTTGGTTGTGTGCACAACCTCTCAACTGAGAATTAGGTTCTAAGACTGACTCTTGAAAGAGTGTCAATGCCCTATCGTATTTGATCTCTGGTGTCTCCTTCCCTATCATACTTTTGCTTTCTCAATTAGATACTTTTCTTTTTGTGATCCTTTCTCAGCAGCATACAGTGCAAATGACTTAGTGGCAATCATTGCCATAATATGTTTGATGTTGTCGCTGTCATTCTCATCAAGAGGACCTGCTAGACCAATGAGTGCTCCTGTTACGATACCTAGTTCAACAAGCACTACAATAAAGATTAACTTTAATGCCCACTGTCCTGTGTTGAAGAACTTCTTGACTTGTTCTTTTGCGAATTTAGTCATGTTAGAATGGTAAAGCAGGACCTGTGATGTCAGGCATAAGTTCTGTGATGCCACCACCTATGTCAGGTACAACAGCTTCCATTACTTTTCCTTTGACGTTCTCGATGATAGCATCCTTTCTGATGAATACGTATCCACCGATTCCTACTACTCCAAGTGCTACTACACCTGAGAAGATAGCGATTCCGTTAATAATTTTTTGCATGATTTTACTTTGAGTCAGGGACTATTTTTACAGGACCTTGTTCTATCCTGATGGTTTGAGCAGGAGCAGTCTCTGATGCCTTAGCAATAAGAAACTCCATATCCTTCTTGCTTATGTTTGCACCACCATCTGCACCGTTCTTCTTCTTACCTCCTGCGGAGACACCGAAGGTAGCTACGACTCCTGTGAAGACCGAAGCTATGAAAGTTGGATCCATATCCTGTTTAGGAATTTTTAATGCAGGAGGTAAATCAACATACGCTAATGTTAATATCCCACCCGACCAAACTAAAATTCCAAGACGTACAAATGCACTCAGGATAAACAGTTGTTCCTCTTTATCATCTGCTGCATCTTTTAACTTACCTAGGAGACCCTTCTTCTCCTCTTTTGGAGGAGTTTTCTTAACTGGTTCTGGCATAATAAAAATTTATTCTGTTTTATATATACACGTCTAAGTTAGAGAATCTACAAAAACTTTACGAAATCCTTTAACTCCTTCCCAATCTTCATTAAGTGCAGCGTTTACAAATGGCATGTATGAACTAGTGTCATGTCCTGTTGCTTCTAAGTTTGCCATAGAAGATGAGATAGCAGAACCACCAAAGACAGTCTCATACTTATCCGCTGTCTTACTACTAAAGTTTGTCATCAAAGATGGGTCATAATTAAATATCATATTAAATATACCAGATGTTTGACGGTATATCTTTCCACCCATCACAATACTCTGACCACCCCACTTAGAAAAATCGTTACTTTCTACTTCTGTGCTTGGGGATATAAATTTTGTCATCTCATTCAATGTAGCAATCACTGCTGTTGGTTTTGCTACAAAGATTAAAGTCTTCTCTACAGATTCTACGTTTACTATCTTATCAGTAAGATTCCATTCTGGAACTGTATCAGCACCAAATAATTTTGTTGTAGAGTATTCACTAACGTCCTCATAAAAAACGGTTGTCCCTGCAATAATTGCAATGGGCAACCGAGTTCTTCTTACAATTTCAAAATGTAATTGAGATGTTTTTATAGTAGATGAGTAATCTAATAGAGTGTGACCACCTTCTGTTGCCCATGGTTTGCAGAATGTACGTGCCTTGAGTCCTATACAATGCACAGTTGCTTTATGATCTGGAAATCCAGTAGAGAATGTTTTTAATGCTGCGACTGCGGTTGGCACAGAGACGTCATCGTCTGCTCTTACAACAATATGTGGTGACCAATCCATTATACAAAATAGTTTTTTAACTATTTAGACAGCGGATTCATAAGATACACTGTCACCTTTTCTAGGATATGCTGCGACCTCTGGGTCTGGATCTAACCATTTGACATACTCTGGATCTTCGATAGCACAATCTAGTTGTGCAGCACTGTCGAGATAATACATGTCATAGTATCTCTTCTGTATGTCGTTGAACTTTTGTATGCGATAGTCAGGTGCACCATTCTCTTCTAGTAAACCTTTCTGGACAAAGCGATATGGATATCGCTCTAGAATAACTTGTGTTTTAGCAGCCATCGTTGTGGTCTCTGAGGTAGTCATAAGATAAATCCTGTGGATTCTGTGGAACTACTAATATTTTAGCACCGTCAGGCTTTTCCACGAGCACCACTGTGCCACTTTCTGCTTTGTCACAGTAGTAGTCCTTGCGATCTTCAAACTCTTGTTCAGTTATCTCGATCATTGATTCACTTTCCACGTTTCTCCTTCTCTATAAATGGTTGGATATTTAAAGGTAAATGTTTTATCATATAGATTAGAAGTACAATCTTTAGTCTTACCTAACCATGTTACTGGTGGTCGTTCTTTAGGTTTGTAAAATCTACATGGGAATGGTTCACTAAGTATTCCAACTCGGTCTAAACCAGTTGGTTTATAATGCCATACATCATAGCACAGAGTTATCCTTCCTGCATTTTGGTTAGGATGTACCCCACGTATATATCTGGGATCACATGTTACAAACTTACCTTCTTCTGGAACAGAAAAGATAACCTCAGTAGGAGGGAACTCATGTAGTTCGTCTAAGTAATCTCCGTTCCTTGTGTTAGCAATTATAGTAGGACTTGAATTGTCTGTCAAGTAAGTGATCGTAGAACAACGAGGATATGACATCTTTCCTTCGTTTATGCGTTTACTTTCATCATGATTTGTATGAAATGCTATTCCACTATCGTCAGTGAATATTTGAATCCACCATTCAAAACCTACAGGTGTACCTAATATATCTTTTAAATAAAAATCAAAAGAGTCTTGTATATATTTTTCTATTGTATTTTCTGGTTCATCATACATACCAATCCATTTATTCTTATCCATCAATGGATAAAAATACTCTACTTCTTTCTTAAGAAATACAATTGATGATGAATCAATTATTGGTGAATATGATATAAAATTCATCTAATCATTACATCAGACATCCTAGTAGTTCTTCTACGTGGTCTGTCACGTCCTACTCTTGGAGTCTCTTTCTCTTCTTTTGGTTCAGTTAATGCTACCACATATTTCATGTCTTGTCCACCATAAGTGTTACCACAAACATAAGTCTGGTTGTCGCAACCACATAGGTGATAGTCATGCTCATGCTTAGAATGAATAGTGTTATTGCATTTAGTGCAAGTTACCGTTGTCATCTCGTTTCTCTATGTCTACAAATAAAAACATCATGCTGTCATCAGATAGATTATATCCTTCATGAATGTAATCCATCACATCATATACTTGAGGTTCACCCTCTTTCCAATAAACTTTTTTATGATCCCATATCATATAACATCTATCAGATGGTATGTATAGTGGGATTTGGATTCTCCTATATGCTTTACCATATACAGGAGGATCTTTATGAGGTCCTAGTTTAGTTCCAGACTCAAATAAAGATACTGTTGCCAGAATTACTTCCTCTTTATCTAAGATATCTATTGCTCTCTGGTCTTCAACAACAGAACGTCTTACCCCGCCACCATTTTTGTTCTGTGCTTTCAACCAGCAGAAATATATATCCTTGTTAGAATAACCAACAGCAGTTGGAGCTCTCCGTAAGGGAAAATCTGTTCTTGATGCCCATTCATAAAGATAATCTACATCACTTCTTTTCATATCTATCAAGAACTAATATAGATGGGTTCGCGTCTTCTACCCATTGATTCCACTCCATGTAAAGATCATACGCTTCATCATACATTTGTTCTAAAACCAAATACTCAATCCTATCCTGCATCCAGTCCAATAGGAATTCGCATTGTTCTTTCATCTCAGGTGATGCGTTGTTCATTGTAGTAATCCTTTCGCATGTATCTTCCAAGAATATTACTGTTGTAATAATTCTCTTTCTCACTTAATACATTATTTAAAAATAGTTGTCGAGTCTCTTCGTAATTAACCCAACCCTTTGTAGTATGTAGTGATATTATCTCTCGCTTGAAACATTCGTTTCCAATAGACTTTCTATCGGCAGTAAGTTCATCACTACTCCCATAGTATTTTTTCCAGTCACTCTCAGACTTAACTTTCCTAGACTTACCTCTAGGCTTTCTGAACTGGTAGAAATATTTTCTGCCGATGTATTGTTTGCCAGTCTGTAGATTTGTAATGCGGTAGACGAAACCGAAGAAATTGCCAATATCGTTAGTAGTGAAAGTTGTATCTTTGTAGACCCATGGGTTCTCATAATCAGTCGGGGTATCCGTCATCGTCTTCACCACTATACCATTGTGTACCATCGCTGTCAATATAAGAATCTTTATCAGCGTAAACTTCCACCTTCAACTCGGACAGTAAATCTTCTAACTGTGTAATTAACTCTTTGAGTCGAGTTCTTTGCATAAAAAAGTGCCCTTAACTACTGTATGTAGCAAGGGCAACGGTTTCACTATTGAAACTTAAGTGTTTCCATATAGTAGTTGAACCTCAGCATAGATAATCGACATAACAACCATGGTTGCTGCCATGATTTCGATAGTAACTAACATTACTTATTAGCAATGAGTTCCTTTTCTAATTTTACACCACGGTAAACTAGATCGACCTTGTTTGATTGCTGAGATCTTTTTGCGTTAGTGTCATACTTAACACCACGATAAGTGACTTGTGCCATTTTAATTGCTCCTGTAGGATGAGGTTTATTAGACCGTTCCTTCAGTCAACTTGTGCGTCCCCAAAACATACTGGATCAGTATGTGCTATCACAACCCTGACTATTTCTAATTGCTCAGATTTATCAGGATTATTTCTTGCGGAGTCTATAAGTTCAGAAGCATGCTCACAATCAAGTGGTGCTCCAATTGCTATTAGACTAAGAAGAATGTGGTACATAGGGATGAACGAACCCGTTCCGAGTCGGCTTACTTGCGTCCGATAATAAAAGGTTCACAATTTTCTGACACTTTGCTGTAAAAGTAATCTATAAGATACTCTTGAGCATCAGATCTGAGATTCTTATCACTAAGAATTTCAATTCTGTTTTTGTTCCATTCTGAACATGACATTTCCCAGTGGGAAGCGTTGTGATCAGCAAGGAGTGATGCCAGTAGTGTGAGTTCTATCATTTGGATGAACGTAAACGTATGTTAGCATACGCACACTATATAGTCAAGCTATTATGTATTATCTGATACGGTTTCCACGGGAGTGCTGCAAGAGCACACTAAATTTCTGTCACCAGATACATTATCAATCCTTGAGACCGCTGGCCAGAACTTAGTTTTAGGGTTGTTAGGGAACACTGCTTCTTCACGGGTGTATCCGTGTGTCCACTGCCCACATATCTCGGACTGTGTATGCGGTGCGTTCTTTACTATGTCTGGAGTGGTATATATCTCTACTCTTATTTTGTTCATAGCATCTACAAATCTTTGCAACTCATCGAGTGACTCAGACTCAGTAGGTTCCACCATCATAGTTCCTAACACTGGCCACGATAGTGTAGGTGCAT